ACATTTTGTCAAAATGAAATTAGAATATTTTAGATGTCCAGAAGGTGTATGCCTTTCCTGCTTTAGTCGTCTCCAAGATTTGGAAACAATTAAAGGCTCGAAAGAGATAACTAAAGAAATAAATTTACTTGCGTACATTGTACTTGAAGGTACAATTGACGTACAAAAACTTAATTCCTTTAACCTAAAGGATGTTTTTTTCCCTGAAGACCCTTATGAAAGAGCTGTTGTTGAGGCAGCTCTAGCTAAAGGAACTACGACTCACAGAGTCGCAGCTCCCATAAAAGGCCATACAGTGAAAGTCACTTACATGGTTGCAAGTGATAAAGAGGATCAAGCATATCCTCTTGTCGAATTCATTGCCAGGTGTAATTGCCAATCAAAAGCTTTTATTGGTAAATTACCTGTTCATGAACTCGATGTACAATTTTCTAATAATCCTATAGAAATTGTACCACAAGATGCTCGAATCTTCCAGGATGCTTACTCGGAGGTGAAAGCAGTTAAGAATAATATCTATGTGCCAAAGATCAGAAAAGATCTTTTACCACAAGAAGAAAATATTCTTATTAAGAGTGCTGGTGGAAAGTCAACAGGCGATTGGTTCGCTCGTCTACCATACAACCAGATAAAAACTCTTTTATCAATCTTTGGGAGAAAGTCTCTTATTTCTTTAACAAGAAAGATGAGATCTTCTCTTTTATCAGCTATTGGAAATGAAGCTGATCGAAGATTGATATTACAAAGGATTAGGGAACATGTAGATCTTAGACCTTTCACGGAAAGTGAAGCACTAAAAACTAAGTTTCCTAAAGAAGTTCCTTTGTGGGTTAAGTTGGTCTTACAGAAGTGTGAGGAGCCAGAGAAGGTTTTCCCTGCTATCCAAAACTCCTCTATTGACCAATCTAACTATGAGGATTTTATACCAACGGCTGAAGTTTATTATAAACTTTGGGCTGGTATTAAAACTGAGAAGCCTATAAAGGAAGACGTAAAGTCCTTTTTAGAAAAGCTTGGCTTTAATGAAAAGAAAGCAAAAGCTATTTCAAGGTCTGGTCTTTCTTTGGAAAAAATTGAGAACTTTCTTTCTAAGTTTTCACTTAAAAAGAAAGAAGTTAAACTCAAGGCTGTCTCTTTCCTTGCCAAGTTCAATGAAGACATTGTGATTCAAAAGATTAATAATCTTCCAAAATCTACTGGTCTATCTGAACTCCCACCAGCAGCTTTCCAAAAATCAACCTTAAATCTTAAAAAAGAATTAAGGTTGGCTTTAAAAAGTGGTAAAAAGTTCTCTATAAATTTAAAAAATATTATAGATAACTCTGGTGTTTTTAAAGGAAAAAACGATCGAGTTGACACCTCGGGCCCTAAACCTAATAAAGGGAAGAAAGGTTCGAAGGATCAACCCAATCGTCGAAATAGCTCACCTGTTAAAGGAAAAGGAAAACAGGATAACCTCAAAGAGACCATTCTTGAGGTTCTCAGGTCTGCCTTACCTCCCGGAGGAATGGGATACATGCCCAATATGGGATATAGCCCATTCGGCTGGAGAGGATATTGATCGCTATTTCTCCTATAAGAATGCTGTTATAAAACTTGGTTCACTTTGTGAACTTGTTTTATACGGCATTCTTTTATCTTATAAGACTAGTATCAAGAGTGTTCCTCTTGACCTAGCTTATAGGATCATCCTCTCTTTAGAGGTATTAATTTCTGAATTTCATAAAAATGGAATTCAAAAATTAATGGATTCTGTAAAGACCTTCTCTTCTAATGAACGATTACGTTGGTTAGATGAGAAAGTTACTACAGAAGAAGACCTGCCTCAGTTCCTGAAATTTTTCACACAGGATTGGAACGAAGAATTCCAAATCGTATGGAACTTTTCAGGAAGATCTCTTCCTGAGCCTACTACACTTCGTGTATTAGAATCTGAGACTGAGGTATTTAATTCATTTAGACTTGGCCATGAAGTTGAACAAAATCTATTAAATGAATTAGGCCTTTGGACCCGGGAATATTTCAAAGGGATTAAACTTACTAGGATTGCTAAGCATCCTAATAATAAAGCCACTATTGAAAATCCTAGGAAAAAAGGAGGTCTTATTAGCTTCTTTAGAGATATTCTCTCTGCAAAACAGGATGAGATAACTAGTTTTGCCAAACAACCACAAAATCGAACTTTCAATTTTATGGTTAATAAATCTTTAATTAGAGATTCTAAATATGAAGATTTAATTGGTTTAGTTATCCCTGAAGAGCAGAGAAGAATATCTGGTCCTACAAGCCTGATTAAAGATGAACTTATTAGTCAGATTTGTAAGGATTTCTTAGGAATTTACCTTACACATACACAATATTGTGATGGTAAGTGTAATTCCTTAGACTCACATCTACCAATTAAACCTGTAGGTATCCCTGAACGTGGTAACAAAGTGCGAACACCTTGTTACTCAACAGGTTTACTAGGTCTAATGGTAGATCCTGTGAGAGAAGCTATGTTTTCTTTCTTTGATAAAGACCCTAGATCCTCCTTCCGTTTAAGAAGGGGTTTCTTCAAAATTTTGGAGAAGTTTATCCGGGGTTCCAAAGGAAGATTTATTCATTCATCTGATATGAAAAATGCTACTGATAACTTGCCTTTTTCTATAGCAAGAACTATCATAAACAATCTCGATATCAGTGATGAATATAAGAAATGGTGTCTTCTTTCTTGTGGTTCTTATCGTATGATCAGCCCAGACTTTAAATGTCTAAGCGATTTTACTCATACCATGAAAGAAGGGTTTGAATGGATACCTGATAATTTCCATCTTAAGCTTTATGATCAATTTTTCTTCAATAAGCCTAAGAGATCTGAGTTAAAAGAGTATAGAGATATGGTTGATGATTATGAATTCTTCTTAGAAGAAGAAATAACATCACCTGATCAGTATCTAACTCGCTCAGGTCTGCAAATGGGAACTAACTTATCCATCTCCATTTTATATGCAATTAACCTCTTTGCTGATGACTATGCTAATAAAATTAGCAATAGTGAATCAAAGACGTTAATTGCTGGTGATGATGCAATTCGGATCTCGAATTCAAGAAATATTGCTGCATACCATGATATATTATCTGGTATGGGAGCTCAATTTTCTGAAGCTAAAGATAAAGTAGCTAAAAATCGAGGTGTTATCACAGAAGAACTGATTAAGCTTAACAGCAAACAAGTAATTGGATGCCCTAAACTTAAACAAGTTTTTGAAAGTGATTCCGATGCACCATCCCATTTAAGAGATATCCAAAGAATCCTAACCCTTAAAGAAAAGGTTAAAATTCCTAATTCTTGGAAGAAGCATTTCGAAATTCTAATAGAAATAGTAGAATCTCGAATTGATAACTTCCTTAAGAAGGATATCCCAATAAGGACTTACCCTATACCTGAAAAGTGGATCGATCTATATAATAAAATAATTTGTATAGAAGACCCTATTCAAAGTTACAAGGCCTATTCCTTATTGTTTTCCCAAAGTGACATTCACTTACGCAGTGATAGTAATTTGATAACTCCTGAAATAGATTTCAAGCGTTATCTATCACCTGCTACAGGCACTTGGGCGGAACTTTCTGATTTGTACGATGAAGGTAAAGTTATGTGGTTACCACTAGCTTTACGCAAGATTGTACAATATAGAAGATCCCGTGTTGACATGTATCTTCCTTCATCTGACTTTTCTTTCTCTGAGATTTCGGAGAGAGAGATAAGATCAAGAATAAACGATATCATCAGCACGAATAAAGTAGTTATTCGTTCAGACTTTACCTTTTTTAAGGAAGTTCTGGTCAAAGACTACATAGTCTTTTTAGACCCC